GTATGACTTGCCAGAAGCTGATCTACTGCCGTATGGAAAAAGATCCGATACTACATTGTGACAATTTGTAGTTTTCGTTTAATTTGTCAAATTTAAGGAGCTTTTATGCAATACCAAAATTCAAAATTGGTGGAGCACATGCTAGTGGGTCCCTACCACGGGCGTGATGCGTTTAAGCGAACCCTTAAAATGATGCAATCTGAGACGGGTGTTATTGTTGAAGGTTCATTGTTAAGAAGGTTCGAAGAGCAGGGCTTTGAATTAGACCTTAATTTGGATAATAAGAGTGTTTATCATCCAGAGGCGATGTTTGAAAATCTGGCTAAATACCAGAATATTCCTAGGATAGATACGTCCTCCCGGGATTTCGAAATAGCGATAAGTCTAGCGTTTAAAGCCTTTGGTGGTGACAGGAGTTTGCGACCGTTGAAGTTGGATGAGGATCTGATTAAGACTGTCAAAAGCAACAAGTCCAGTGGTGCACCTTACTTCGTTAAGAAGGGTGACTCATTTTTAAAGGACTTGGACAGGGCTAAGCGTATTGGCCTTGGTCGTAAAATTCCTGATCCATGCGTTTGTTATCATCGTGTTCAACACGGAGATAATGGTCCAAAGCAGCGCATGGTTTGGGGTTACCCTCAGAGTGTAACTTTGCTTGAAGGGATGTTTGCTCGTCCTCTGATAGATAAGTTCTTAAAGCACAGGAGTCCTATGGCTTTTGGAATGAGGAAGTTCGAGCTTAGCAGCCGAGCGCTTCCAATTACTAACTCTGGAGTTAGGTATAGCTTCGACTTTTCGAAGTTTGATAGTAGTGTCTCGATCGATTTAATTAAAGTGGCCTTTCGCATTTTGAGGTCATGGTTCGAGGACATGTCTTTTACTGAAAAGCAATGTTGGGACGTTGTTTTAAGGTATTTCATGTTTACACCTATCATTATGCCTGACGGTAACGTCTACTCCAAAAACGGAGGTGTACCAAGTGGTAGCTACTTTACTCAGCTTGTTGATAGCATTGTTAACTACATAGTTATTCAATATAGTTTTGTTAAAGTATTTGGTAAACCAGTTCTCGACAATAAAATCCTCGTGTTGGGAGATGATTGCCTAGTTGGTTTTGATGGGCATATTCCACTCCAGGCCTTTTCACGTGTTGCTAGTGAAATTGGCTTTACAATGAACCCTGACAAATGTCATATCAGTACATTTGGTGAGCCTTGGCACTTCCTTGGCCACATCTGGGTCAGAGGCATCGTTGACCGCGATGAAATTGATGTTGTTAAGAGAGCCGTTTTTCCTGAAAAGCCTAACGGCATTAAGGACCGCAGACTTCGTGAATTTACTCGAATGATAAGTTACTACTGTGATGCTAAGTCCAGTCATTCATTGTATTATTCAGGTCTTCGCAAACTCAGGCAGCAAAGCATGATTGGTAGTTTTATTAGCCATTATGACCCTGAGCCCGCGACTGGTTGGTTAGAGTTTCAGACAAGTGTTCAAGGGGTTCGTCTCCCGGACAACACGCTTGCTCTAGCACACACAGGCATTCTTACTTAAGCTGTCTGCGCCTTCCAAAAAGCAAAAAAATAAAAAG